GTTTCGATAAGAACCCAGACATTAACCAACCACGGTCATCCTCAGCCATAGTGTTACTTGAGAGGAATGTTATAAGCAACCATAGTACGACCTTGCACACGAGTAACAATTAAGCCTCCTGTATAAGCACCGATAGCAGAGCCTAGAACAGTAATAGCAAAGTCTTGTGCAGAGCAATCACCTAAGCCAGCAGCATCTAATAGTTCTTTACCGGCACCAGCGTAAACACCATAACGAAACCCACGCCAAGGATCAGCCGTATGTAATGTGGTGATACCAGAAATAGCCATACCCATACCAAAGTGCATTTGCTTGTCTTCCCCATGCCAAGAGTCATTAGCCCTACAACGTCCAGCCATAGCTGACGTAGCCAGAAGCAATCCACAAAGGAATAAAGTTAGTTTCTTCATTATGCTGCCACCGCTTTAATTACTGCAAAATTAATAACAACCGCTTCAGCAAGCGTCCCGCCCGTTACGTTTTTAACAACAATACTGCACGCCCCAGAGAGTACACCAGCCACCCAGCACTGATAATTGGCGGTGTTCGTTGATGGATTAAGGATCACCACATCAGAAGAGGTGATAGAACTGTTTGTTAGTTGAAATGCAACAGTTGCACCACCCGCAAGCGACGCCGCGTTCATGGTAATCTGACCGTTAGTTTTGTTTAAGACAACCGTAGTAGATTTACTGGTAGCTTGTGTAACAGTACCACCAGAGCCAGTACAATAGCCAAGACCACCTCCACCAACCATTAATGCATTACTGATGAAATTGACATCACCACCATTTGGTTGTAACACTAATTTTTTAGATGAATATGTTGTACTGGGTTCAACAGTTTGAATATAACCAATACCGGATGATTTATTTACACCAAACAAAACACCAACATCGCCTGCGGCTAGTCCAGTATCAATTCTTAAACCCGCATCACTTTCAGATGCTACAGTAGAATCTCGACGTAAATGTAATCTAGCACCCGTCGAAGCTAAACCAATACCAACTAAACCAGAAGCATCTACCCGAATAGGATTAGCTGGGGGACTGGCAGAGCCATATACAATAGCATTAACATCATTAAGCCATGTAGATGGAATAACAGTTCCGGCAGTAAAAGTAATTGAAGCCATTAAGAAGTTTCCTTTAAATAAGATATTGCTGATACTAATAAATCTGGATTATCATTAAACATACCAATACCAGCATTACATTTGTTGCAAAGTAAACCTCGAACTTTACCTGTAGTATGACAATGGTCTATACAAAACCTTGTTTTTGTTTCTGTGGGTTCTGTTGTTTTACAAATTCTACAAGAATAATTTTGTTCTTTTAGTAATATATTATATTCTTCTATACTAAAATTATATGTTCTTTTTAGTTTGTTTGCATAAACTTTTTTCTTTTTTTCTTCTTTTGTTTTTTCATAGTACTTTTTTTGAATTTCTTTGTAGTACTTATGTTTCATATATTTCCTACGTTAAGGTCCATTGACAAACCCCACATACGGAAGGGGTAATTATCTGTATAATCAATTCTCCAGATACGACTGCGGAATCGACCACACTGTGTAATGTATGGATTGTTGGTAATTGTATTGCAGTTTCTGGGAGTACTAAATGTAGTACCGTCATCATCTGACCAAGAAATCTGTGCGTATGAAGTTCCACTAGCATTAGGAAAATCACAGTACAATCCTACACGATGACACGTCTTCCAGTTAAATGTATCAGAAGTATAATCTTCTGTAGTATATGAAGCAGTAAAATTAGAGCCATAATCTTGATACTCTGTGGTGGCCATAGTGGTAAAAGTAGTTTTACCTCCAATGCACATATATACTAAACCAGGAGATACTGCACCAGGATTAAAGACGGCTTCAATATTATTGGCAGATGTACCCTCTGTTCCTAAAGTCCAACGATACCAAAACCCATTTTCTAAATCACAAGCAAGAATAATACCATTACTTTGTAAAGATAAAAAATAAAAAGAGTGTCCATTTAAAGTATAACTAAATCCTTGTGTAGTACCATTACCACTGGTATTTAAACTATTTAAACAATTAGCAGCTAAATAACGATCAACCCATGCTGTTGAAATAGGTTTGTTTTCATTAGCATCTAGTCTAAAAACTCTAAGTCCTTGTCCCTTTTGCCGACCTACATAATAAACTTCATCACCAATGGTGCAAATATTGCTGGCAAGAGTTACTGATTTATAGTAAGACTCATTACGACCAAGAGGACTACCTGATACATTTGCGGCATCATAAAAGAATTCAATACCATCACGACCAAAAGCAATTAAATAATTTTTAATTTTGGCAATAGCAACCAGTAAATCTGAATTAATTTCAGCGGTAACAAAATTACCAGCAGTCCATGTGGCAGGAGTATCTAAATCAGAGTTATAAATATCCCCAGTATCTTTTTTAATTACAAACAAATAACCATCAAGAAACACAACCGTTGGGTATGTGCTTGCTGGATAATCTGCATCAACTACTTTGGTGCTAACACCAGAGCCAACCACATGATACCAAAGTTCCGTACCATTGTTAAAACAAATATAACGAGTACCTGTGCTAGTTAAAAAAGAACAAAAGCCTACAGAATTAGTAAAACTGGTGGCAGTACCAGTAATAGTTGCAATTTGAGTTGTTGTTCCAGAACTCATATCACGAGAAAATACTTTATTATCTACAGACCAGTAGATATAATTACTAGAATCATCTTGAAAAAATCCATTAACAACAGAAGCCCCGCTTGTTTTAGAAATAGAAATAGTGCTGTCTGTTTGTCCTGGACGTTTAACTAAAGCAGCAGTACGAGTTTGGTTCTCGTTAGAGTTACGATCAAAATACATGTTCAGGATTTCAGCATCCCGACGCACAGCAGTAGATCCGCTACGAGGCCAGCTCGTAGCGGTAAAATCCATATCTACTGTACGGTATGTACTATTTTCTGGAGACTTAGTAAAAGCCATTATGGACGAGTCATTGGTTGAAAGAAGATAGAAGCATCTTCAAACGCATTGTCTTCAGCGGTAGTTTGATACATCTCAGCTTCTTTAAGAAGTAACTGACGATCAGGAAGAGGTACACCATATTCAGGAGCTAAGCGTACAGCTAAGCCATAGATAATAGCAGACACCCATTCTTCTGGAAAATCAGCCGTATCTGTAGAAGCACTAAAGTACTCTAAAGGACGGAGATAAGTCAGTTGAATGGTCACGTTGGTTTGTGAGTAACTATCTGGCGTAGGCCATACCTTAATCGTTCCTAAATTCATTTTAGGTTGATAAGTAATTTGAATAGGAACACCGCTGCTGTTAGAAGGCAAGTGATTAAAATTTACATCGGCAATGATTTCCATCTCAACTTTTGTAGAAGAGTTAGCATCAAGTCTCACTGCTTGTAATAAATGAATTGGATAAGGAGTATTTAAAGTTTGACCAGTACCAATGTTGTAAGAGCTAGTACCACTAGTTAAACTCATGGTATAAGACGTACGTTGCCATACTTTTAAACCTTCAACCCTAAGCTCTCCAATTAAACCATTGAGCTTTACAAGAGCGTTTGTATACTCTGTAGCACTAGGAGTCTGGTCAATAGCCAATACACCAAGAGTACGTAGAGCAGCTTCAATAAATTGATTTCGTGTAAGTTGGTTAGTAGTTACGCCGGAAGTTGCCATATTAATGTCCGTTCGTTAAAGTATCTAGCAAAGCTTGATAGGTTGGTGAGATGCGTCCAACAATAGCGCAATCAGCAGTGGCCATATCAGCAAAGCTAGACACACCATTAATATCACAATACGAAGTAAATGTCGGATCACCGTCTTTATTGACATAAGTAGGAACTGCTGTTTCTCCACGAATCTTAATCATTAGTTGGGGATGTTTCGGTTCCCAACATGACTGACAAACATGTAGCCCAGTCCACTCCTTCATTATTTCAGAAGAAGGATACCAGAAGCCACAGCGTTGACAGCTATACTTCCAATTACCAGGCCATTTTGTTTTCTTC